GAAGGATGCCACCCGCACGGTGCAGATAGGGAGCCACATCTTCTACAAGGACGTGCCATGAGCATATTGCTCAGGATCCTGCTCTACGGGGTGCTGCCTGTAGCGGTCATCTCGGGAGCAGCTTGGTATTGCTACTCATCTGGATCGGATCACGGAAAAGCCGAGATTCAATCCAAATGGGATGCAGAAAAAGAAGCGCAGAGCGAGGCCATCACCACGGTGAAGGCCGAGCTTGCGCAAAAGGAAAACAAGCATGCCCAGGAATCTCAACGTGCAGCAGCCGCACTCGATGCGGCTTCAAGCGCTCATGCGCAGGAGCTTGATGCTCTGCGCGCTGACTACGCTCGCAGCTTGCAGCGCAGTGACGCCCGAGCCGCAATTTATCAACGTCAAGCCGAATCTGGCTCCGTTGAGTGCGCAAGTCTCGCAAGCCATACAGCCGAACTCGACCGATCTCTTGAAGCGGGTCGATCTCTGGTTGCAGAACTCCGGGCAACTGTTGAATTGCGTGACCGACAGCTCGTGCAAGTCGGCGAGCAACTGACGGCGGATCGCCATCTCATCTCTGACCCAGGTGCCGCCGAATGACACAACTGCAAACGCAATCTCCGGATCAGATCCTGCCCTCGACGGCTGTCGAGCAGAAGCTGACCACGTGGAAAAACGAGCCGTCGATCCAGGTACTGAAAGGGGATCTGGAAGCGGCCAAGCCCAGCCATGATGCCCAGGTGGCCAAGATCAACCACTGGATTGAGTTGACGGAGGTCAAGGGCAAGGCGGCTCCCCAGAAGATCAAGGGGCGTTCGTCCGTTCAGCCAAAGCTCATTCGCCGGCAAGCGGAGTGGCGCTATCCTGCGCTGACTGAGCCTTTCCTTGGCTCGAACAAGCTGTTCAAGGTCTCGCCCACCAGCTGGGAAGACAAGAAGGCAGCCGACCAGAATGAGCTCGTACTCAACTGGCAGTTCAAGACCAAGATGAACCGGGTGAAGTTCATTGACGACTTCGTGCGCTGCACGGTCGATGAAGGGACATCCGTGGTGCGGCTCGGCTGGAAGCGGGTCACCACCAAGATCAAGCAGCAAGTGCCGGTGTTCAAGCACTTCCAGATCGAGACGCAGGAACAGCTTCTGGCGCTGCAACAGGCTATCTCCCTGGCTCAGGAAGATCCTCATACCTATGCGGATACTGTGCCTCCCGAGATGCAGTCGGCCGTCTCTCACTACCAGGAAACGGGGCAGGCGACCTATGCCGTGCAGGCTGGCGTAGAGACGGTGCTGACCGACAAGCTGGTGGAGAATCGTCCGACGATCGAAGTGATCGACATCCGGAACTTTTACCTCGACCCGAGCTGTAACGGGGATCCGAGCAAGGCACTGTTCGCAGTCGTCTCGTTCGAGACCAACAAGGCCGAGCTGCTCAAGGAACCGCAGCGCTACAAGAACCTGGACCAGGTCAACTGGGAAGGGGCTTCGGCAGTCCAAGATCCCGACCACGCCACCAACACGCCGCAGGACTTCCAGTTCCGGGATGCGCCTCGCAAGAAGGTCGTGGCCTACGAATACTGGGGCGTCTATGACGTGAATGGCGATGGGACGCTGGTGCCGATCGTGGCGACCTGGATCGCCAACACGATGGTCCGGATGGAGTTGAATCCGTTCCCCGACCAGAAGATTCCCTTCGTCGTGGTGCCGTATCTGCCGATCAAACGCGCCGCCTACGGTGAGCCGGATGCGGAGGTGCTGGAGGACAACCAGAAGATTCTGGGTGCAGTGACTCGCGGCATGATCGATCTCTTGGGACGTTCGGCCAATGGTCAGCAGGGTTTCGCCAAGGGCATGCTCGATGTGGTGAATCGTCGCCGCTACGAGAACGGGCAGGACTACGAGTTCAACCCGAACATGCCGGTGCAGAACGGGCTCATCGAGCACAAGTACCCGGAGCTGCCGAACTCGGCGCTCACCATGGTGCAACTGATGAACCAGGACGCAGAAGCCCTCACCGGCGTCAAATCCTTCTCAGGCGGGATGTCGGGTGAAGCGTATGGCGATGTCGCTGCCGGCATACGGGGAGCACTGGATGCTGCCAGCAAGCGTGAAATGGCCATCCTCCGGAGACTGGCGACGGGCATGAGCGAGATCGGCAGCAAGGTCATCTCGATGAATCAGGCCTTCATGTCGGACAAGGAAGTTGTCCGAGTGACCAATGAAGAGTTCGTGTCCGTCAATCGGGATGAGCTCATCGGCAACTTCGATCTGGACGTGGACATCTCGACGGCTGAGGTGGACAACCAGAAGTCTCAGGATCTGGCCTTCATGATGCAGACCATGGGGCCGACGACCGACTGGAGTTTCCGGGCACTCATTCTGAGTGAGATTGCCAAGCTCAAGAGAATGCCGGAACTGGCTCACAAGATTGCTACCTTCCAGCCGCAGCCCGATCCATTCCAGCAGCAGATGCAGCAGCTCGAAGCCCAGAAGCTTCAGTCTGAGATTGCGAAGAACCAGGCTCAGGCTCAGATGTATGAGGCTCAGGCTCGTGCCGCAGGGGCGACTGCTGACAAGACCAACCTCGATTACGTCGAGCAGGAAACCGGCACCAAACATGCTCGGGACATGGAAAAGCAGGCAGGGCAGGCTGAAGGCAATCAGGCACTGGCCGTCACCAATGCGTTGCTCAAACCAAGAAAGCAGGCTAATGGGGCGGAGTCGAAGCCGGATATTCCTGCTGCTGTAGGGTACAACGCACTGTCAAAAGCACAATCCGGTGCTGGACAACAGACCGCAGCAAACCCTACAATTCCCCAAGTTAACTTTGGGGTACAACCTGCCCCCGTGAACCAAGGAATACCGGCCTAAAACGCTGGATCATTCAACCTATCTTTATAGTCAAGGACGCCTCAAATGCAAGAACCTACCGATCTTCAGCAACTCGAAACGGGACTCGAAGAGGCCAAGAAAGTCATCGCTTTCCGCGATCAGATTCTGAAGCTCACCGAGAACCGTGAGTTCAAGCGAGTGGTGCGTGAAGAGTACTTCGAGAAGGAATGCGCACGCTACGCACGAGAGTCGGCGGATCCGGCACTCTCGGATCGTCAACGCGCCGATGCACTGGCGATGGCACAGGCGGCAGGTCACTTCAAGCGCTGGTTGAATTTCCAGATCCAGATGGGCAACTCGGCGGCCGAGCAGCTGCCCGAGATCGAAAGCACGATCGAGCAGCTCCGTGCAGAAGAAGGGGAGGCTAACGCCGAATGACGACCCAAGCCACGGATACCAATCCGCTGGCAATGGACGATGAGGACTTCCTGAATCAGCCTTTCCCTGGCTCCGAGCCGGTAGAGGTGATTCAGGAAGTCTCCAACGACAAGCCCAGCGAAACGAACACCGAAGTCAACAACGCAGCAACTGAAGTCAAACCGGCTGAAGTCGCAGTTGTTGATGCGTCGAATGTTGCATCCACGCAAGAAGCCTCTAGTAAACCAGAGGTGAATGGTGGTAACGTTCCGACCATTGCGGAGTCGAAGGAAACCAAGAAGGACGAAGCAACTGCAAGTGATCCTCTCGCCAAGTCGGCAGACGAAGCGAAGGACGCCCAGGGCAAGGAGAAGACGGACAGTACCGTCGAAACCAAGCCAGCTGCCCAGACTGGACCTGTCGACTACGAAGGTTTCTACAAGCAGGTGATGGCCCCGTTCAAAGCGAACGGCAAGATGATTGAGCTGCGGGATCCGCAGGAAGTCATCCAGCTGATGCAGATGGGGGCCAACTACACCCGCAAGATGCAGGACATTCAGCCGCATCGAAAGACGCTGCTGATGCTGGAGAACAACCAGCTGCTGGACCCGGAGAAGCTCTCGTTCTTAATCGACCTGAACAACGGCGACACCAAGGCAATCCAGAAGCTGCTGAAGGACAAGGGCGTCGATCCCTTGTCCATCGATACCAGCGAAGATTCAAACTACCTTGGTGGGAATCACCAGGTCAGTGATGCTGAAGCGAATTTCCGCACCACTCTGGACGAGTTGAACTCGCACCAGGAGGGTAAAGCGACACTTCAGACAATCAACTCGACATGGGACAAGTCCAGTAAGGAAGTGCTGTGGGAGAACCCTGCAATCATGCAGGTGATGCACGAGCAGCGCGAGATGGGCATTTACGCCCGTATCGAAGCTGAAGTGAATCGCCAGCGGACATTGGGGGCCATTCCAGCTGATCTGCCGTTCATCCAGGCCTACCAGGTCGTGGGCGATGCGTTGCAGAAGGCGGGCGCTTTCAACGATCTGGCTAAACCCAACGTCACGGAATCCCCCGCCTCCTCTGGCTCAAGCGAAGTTGAAAAGCCCGCTGTGAAAGAGCCAGTCGCAACACGAGTCGTCACCCCGAAGGCTTCGGTCACGAACAACGATCAGGCAAGTGCCGCTGCGGCAACGCGGAGCACTCCCGGAGAGGTCAAGAAGCTCGTCAATCCGCTCGCCATGAGCGATGAAGAGTTTCTGAAAACGTTCCATAACCGTGTTTGAAAAGGGAAACCTGACTCATGTTGAATTACAACGCCCCTGCTGAAGGTCAGAAGTCGAGCATCGACTCGGCTTCGTCGGACCAGATGAACACCTTCTTCTGGCTGAAGAAGGCAATCATCACCGCCCGCAAAGAGCAGTATTTCATGCCGCTCGCCTCGGTCACCAACATGCCGAAGAACTACGGCAAGAAGATCAAGGTGTACGAGTATGTGCCGCTGCTCGACGCACGCAACATCAACGATCAAGGCATCGACGCTACCGGCGCTACGATTGCCAATGGCAACCTGTACGGTTCGTCGAAGGACATCGGCACGATCACCTCGAAGCTGCCGACGCTCAGCGAAAACGGTGGCCGCGTGAACCGGGTCGGCTTCACCCGTCTGGAGCGTGAAGGATCGATTCACAAATTCGGTTTCTTCACCGAGTTCACGCAAGAGTCGCTCGACTTCGACTCGGACGCCGAGCTCATGTCGCATCTGTCGACCGAGCTCATGAATGGTGCCGTGCAGATCACGGAAGCCGTGCTGCAGAAGGATCTGCTCGCTGCTCCCGGTGTCGTCCTGTTCGCAGGTGCGGCCACCTCGGATGCGACGGTGACCGGTGAAGTGACGCCGGCTGCGGGTCCGGTGCCGGAAATCCCGGCCTCGGTGGTGTCGTACAAGAACCTGATCCGCCTGGATCAGATCCTGACCGACAACCGCACGCCGACTTCGACGACCATCATCACGGGTTCCCGTCTGGTGGATACGAAGGTGATCGGTGCGACGCGCATCATGTTCGTGGGCTCGGAGCTGGTCCCGGCGCTCATGGCCATCACCGATTTGTTCGGCAACAAGGCCTTCATCGAAGTGCAGCACTACGGCGATGCTGGCACGATCATGAACGGCGAAGTCGGCACCATCGGCAAGTTCCGCTTCATCCAGGTGCCGGAAATGCTGCACTGGGCGGGCGCTGGTGCGGTGGTGACGGACAACCCCGGCTACCGTTCCTCGACGGTGGGTGGCGCTGAGCACTACGACATCTTCCCGATGCTCTGCATCGGTGACGATTCGTTCACGACGATCGGCTTCCAGACGGACGGCAAGACGGTCAAGTTCAGCGTGCTCACGAAGATGCCGGGCCAGGCCACCGCCGACAAGACGGACCCGTATGGTGAGCAAGGCTTCAGCTCGATCAAGTGGTACTACGGCATCTTGATCAAGCGCCCGGAACGGATTGGTCTGATCAAGACCGTCGCACCGGTCTAAGCAGTCCGGCTGAACCAGAGGAAAGGAGATTGTCCCCGCAGTCTCCTTTCCCTTGGCTCCTGATTCAAAGAACCAAGGAAGACATCATGAGCGAACTCCTCAAAGATCCGGCTGAGAACCAGCCCACCGAGAAACAACTGCTGCTCGATCGTGCCAAGCTGATGGGCATTGCAGTGTCCAACAACAGTTCCGTCGAAACCCTCAAGGCGAAGATTGCCGAGAAGATGGGCGAGACGACCGAAGAAGCTGCACCGAGCACGGACGTGCATCCGGCCAATCCGCTGATCGGCCAGAATACGCCGGTCAAGAAAAAGACTCTGCGCCAACACCTGCACGACGAGGAGATGAAGCTCATTCGTGTACGGATCCAGTGTCTGGACCCGAAGAAGGCGAATCTGCCGGGTGAATTGCTGACGGTGGCCAACGAGTACCTGGGCAACGTCAAGAAGTTCATTCCCTACGGCGAGGCGACGGATGGCGGCTATCACATCCCGAACATCCTCTACAAGACACTCGAAGCTCGGCGCTTTCTGAACATCCGCACGGTCAAGGACAAGCGCACGGGAACGACCCGAGTCGAGACATCGATGTCCAAGGAATTCGCCATCGAGGTGCTGCCGCAACTCTCGCAGAAGGATATCGACCAGCTGGCCACCGCCCAGATCGCAGCCGGTTCCATCGAAGCACCGGGCGAGTAAAGCCGCCGTCTTTCATGAAAAGAGGCCCGCTCATCTACTGGGCGGGTCTTTTGTTTTGAGCCAAGGAAAAGAACATGCCTGCACCGTACGGTATTGATACCGATGCAAATCTGGT